GTTGTCTGATGCATCTCGATACAAACCACGATGTAATGTTGTATTCATCTTGTTGTGTGTCAGGGTGGATGCAAAGTCGTGAAAGTTCAAATAGTCCTTCTTGCTCATTCCTCTCTAAACCAAATGCACCTTGTGCTACTTCTGGAACAGGGAGACCCGTAAAGATACAGACTCCCTGAATGCCACCGATATTCAGTGGACTAAAATCATTAGACTTGTAGAGTCCGTAGTTATAACCTGACTTGAAACCTTTTGAAAAGTCCTTAAGATAATGAAACCGCAGAAGTAACTCTGCGGCTTCGGTCTTACTTACTCTGTCAATATAATAGTCAGTCTTCACTTGAATAGAATGTTGATATATGCTGCGACCACAAGGAGGGTCAGACAGATTTGATTATACTTCATCGACCAAACTTTCGGTCCATTTTTAGTTTGATGTAATACATGCCGATGACCCAGAGGGAGAAGAGAAACCCTTCTCCGTAGTCTAGTTTCATCCAGGCATCAACTGCCTCACCCATCAGTCTTCTGCCAGACGGGCGAAGTAGGACAGGGTATCGTCCTCATCCTCGTCAACTGCAGGAGCAGCAGAGCGAGTAGGTTGCAGGGAGTTGAGGTCATTGCGGAGGTCTTCAGTCAACTCACGGGCAGACCCACGAGTGTTTTCTTCTTCCTCAAACTCTTCGTCTTGCATACGAGGAGTGCCCTTGTTGCCAAGCACATAGTCCAGACGCTTCTTCAGGGCGTCATAGTCCTTGAATTGGTCTGCAGCAACCAACTCTGCCAGGGAGTATTGACGCTTCCAGATTGCTTCCATGGCGTCATCGTCGTCCAGCAGTGCATCAGGACGGGCAAACTCAGAAGAGTCATAGTTGCGATAACCAGCAACATTCTTTGCCTTCAGTTTGAAGTTAGCACCTTGCCAGAAGTCAAACGGATCGATTGCTTCCTCGTCTTCAAACTCAGGTTGCATTGCGGCAGTCAGTTTGTCGAAGATTTTCTTGCCAAACTTGAAGAGGAAGACTTTACCTTCGTTGGCAGGATTAGCAGGGTCCTTCACCACATAGATGTTTGCAGTGTAGGTCAGTTTACGCTTCTGCTTGCGTGCTGCTTCCTTACCAGCATCGGTGCCGTTATTCCACAGCATCGTGTTGTATTCCGACACAGGGTCCTTTTGACCCAGAGTGGTGAGGGAGTTTTCAATATACCAACCGCCAGGACCTTGGAAGGCGTGACTGTAGAGTTTCACGAAGGGAAGGTCCTCACCTTCAGGAGCAGGCAGGAAACGGATAACGGCATAACCATTGCCGCTCTTATCACACTCCAGTTTCCAGAGACGGTCATCGCCATTAGAACCGCCGTTGTTATTCATTTTTTCGACTTCCTTGACCAGTTTTGCGGTCAGAGAGCCAAGCTTAGATTGCTTCTTAAGGTCTGCGAAAGACATTGGATTACCTCGGATTGATTTGGATTTGGTGGATTACTCGGATAGTATAGCAAGGATGCCCTCAGTCGTCAAGATAATTCTTGAGGGATTCAATCGTTTCACTCATACTGTCGAATAAAACTTGCATGTCAGTGTCTGGTGGAAAACCCATCAGGGCAACTGACTTGCGAAGGTTCTCTTTCATCTCAACCGCTTCAGGGTCGTCTGAAAGGGACAATCTAGTATACATGATCCTTTGCTTTTCTAGCAAGGTCTGTAATTTTTCAACATGCTCAAGTTTGGTCTCACTGGACATTGTGCCAAAAGTGAGGATGCTACCATAGATTTCTTCTTGAAGAATGTTAATCTCTTCAAGTTCGTCTTGAATAATATCGGACTTAAAAAAATCACTCATCTTCAGTTGCCTCTACTTTGGATTCTTCAATTTGAGTCAAAACATCGATGGCACCATCGATTTTAATGATAGTATTACGAATATCTTCAAGTTGCTTGATAGCAGCTTCACGTTGCTGTTTCAACTGCTCAAGGACATCTGCATTTTCAAGAGGCATCTTCAATAATCTCCTTCAATATTTTCTTATAGTGAAACATATCAATATTTAGAAACGGAGAATACTTCTTCAATTTCAAACTGACGGTTTCCCACACTGGGTCAGTCAACTTCTTATTAAAGTTTTCTGAGAAACGGAATATTTTGTCGAAGATTGTGAAGGTTTCTAGCGATACGCTCCCGCTTAGATACTTCTTGAGTATTGGAGGATGTCCCTTGGTACAGTTGAACAAACTCTCTAACTCGTTCTCCGATAACAATTCGTTGCTTTGCTCTTTGAATAAGTACGTCAAACTCTGTTGGCGTTTCATCCACTCGGAGTAGTTTCTTTCGCCAGAATTGATAATTTCGCCAATCCATAGGTTTTGTGGGTTGTCAGTGGCAGTGAAATTAGATACTAAAAAATCAACGACTTCTTTATCAGAATACTTGCGTGAAGTCTTTTCGAACCAGTATTTGTCCTTTCGTTTGTTGAAAGAAGTTACACTGGCACGGGTCTTCGCACCGTATTTAAAGAAGTCGTATTTGGGATTTGTGAAGTGATTTTTTAGTGACAAATAATGTTGATAAGTTTCAAAAGGTGTCACGGTCATAGAGGAAGTTTTGCTCTTGAAGTTTTCTTCATGAAGTTAAGACGGATAGCGTCCCACTTCAGTCGCTCTTTCAATGGTTTTGAAATCAGCTTCGTCACTGATTCTACCTCAAGATTATTGATTTCGCAATAATGGCAAATGGCGTCGATGTAATTGAAGTTTTCTTCAATGACAATCTTCTCAATCTCAAGGGCAAACTTGGAAGGCGTCAGAAACTTACTCTCTATTGCTTGTTCTAGTTCTTTACTATTTTCCATAGAGCTCCAGTTTATCTCTAACAAACTTTCTAATGTATTTGCTGAGGAGTTTGATGTATTTTGATTTGTCTCGTTCTTCATAGACGACGCATTCTCCATTTTCACATGCCATGATGATTACAAGTTTTTTGACAGAAATTCCTGTCAATTCATACAACATACAACCGTATGCCATACATTGTACGAAGTAGTGGTCAATCCACTCGCGTGGTTTTGGTTTTTTAGAAGTCTTAAAGTCGATTATAGCCAACTCGCCGTCGTATTCAGCGATGCAGTCAACTGTCCCAGCAACACCCAGTTGCTTACTATATAGCGAACCTTCGAGGGCGTAAATATTATTTATACGATTTAGATTTTCTTTAGCAATCTTGAATAGAAAATCTGAAATGGGTTGCACTTTTGGCAGGTCTTCATTCTTCAGATGATGCTCTACCAGTGTGTGCATATCTGTGCCACGACTAGTTGCTGCTTTCGTAATACGGTCTGCTTCTTCATCACCGACTTTCTTACGCCACTTGACAAAAATCTCCTTATTAAAATGACTGGTCACCGAAGTGATGGAGACCAGTCGGATAAGATCGTCTTCGTCAGGGACTTTGTAATACCTTACACCGTCAATAGTCTCCCTTTCAAGACTAGGAAGACTAACATCAACATGATCAAACATTAAAAACCTGCTTCCATTTTTGCTAGGATATACTCTTTGACAAGTCCAGAACGGACGATATCATCGACCCCAAACTCAATTATATCAAAGGATGGCATTTTACGCAACACTGACATAAAATCGTGAATACCATTACGCTCATTTGACTTCTGCAAGTCAGACTGCACACCATCACCACAGAAACAGATTTTGGTATTTTCACCAACACGAGTGATAATACTATCTAACTCGTGGAAGTTGAGGTTTTGATACTCATCAACAATTACAATAGAGTTGTCAAGAGTTGTGCCACGAAGGAATGAAGTAGACCAAAACTTGATGGTTTCCTGTGACTTCAGATTACCATACAGCATCTCAAAGTCAGCATCGGAAGGCATCTGAAACATATACTTCACCATATTCTTATATGGGATTTGGTAGATGTCTGCTTTGTCTTCATGTGACCCAGGAAGGAAACCAATCTCTCTGGTCGCTACAAGAGAGCGAACAAGGTAGATACGCTCATAAGGTGTCTTTTCATCCAATACATCACGGAGAGCATTGTAGAGGGTGATAAAGGTCTTACCAGTGCCTGCACAACCATAAGCAACAATGTGCTTACCTTCTTGATACGATTCAAACAGTCGTTTTTGATTATCTGTCAGAGGATCAATATCAACAAGGTATTCTGAACTGAGTGGTTTCTTCCGCTTCATCTGCTTTGCCGTGAGTCCAACCCCAATGGGTTGCTCTGCAGATGCTCTTTTTCTTCTTGCCATTAGAGTTTCTTTACATACGAACCAGGAGCTTTCGCTGCTTTTCCAAGCACATCATTCCAACCAGGATTCTTAGAAACTAGCTTGTTACGCCAGTCACCAACTTCTCCTGGTTGGGGGCAAGTGGAAGGATCAGACCAATCTCTGTCCCATTCTGGATTGTCTTTCTTCCACTGGTCCCAATCGTGAATACTCATTGTCACTTCTTTTTGTTCACCAGTTTCTCGGTTCACTATAGGATATGTGGGCATAAGTTAGAATTTCAAGATAAAGATATTTAGACCCACTCAAGGGCTTCTGCTACAGTCGGAAACTGCTCAGCAAAGATTTGCTTACATGCTTCTGCAATCTCCATGTGCTCCTTCTGGGTGCCATTTGCAGAGCGAAGTTGAATATAGTGAATCCAACTACGGCAGGACCCAGACATATAAAGACGAGTAGGAGTTGCCAGTGGAAGCACAAAACGAGCACACTCTTTCGCCACGCCATTATCAAGCAGGTGCTGATACAGACTCATACCTTGAGCAAAGTAGGTTTCAATCTGCTTGTTAGTCAATTCTACAAACTCAGGATCCAGGTCGTCAATAGAATTCTGACGATTCTTGGTGTCTTGACGACGAAGTTCGGGGACTGGGATCGTCTCTGCGAGTAGGGAAGAATCAGCATAGCGTTGGGAGAACTCTTG